TCAGGGAGGGCAAAATGGCGGTGGTGGCGGTGGTGGCGGTGGTGGCGGCTTCGTCACGGGTTCGGGCATCATCGGCAAGACGACCTACACGGTCAAGGTTGGTGCGGCAGGGGCGGTAGGCAACAACGGTACGGCATCGTCGTTCATCTCGTCTGCGAACGGTGGCGGTGGTGGAACAAACTTAACAGGAAAGAATGGTGCTAGCGGCGGTGGCGGTTCCACAGGCGCAGCAGGTGGTTCTGGAGTAAGCGGTGAGGGCAACTCTGGCGGCGACGGTGTGAACAACGGTGGTGGTGGTGGTGGTGGTGGTGCGAGTGGAGGCGGCTCTAGCGGTTCGGGCGTCAACGGTGGCAGCGGTGGTGCCGCAAGCACCAACAACTACACGGGTTCAACCATCTCTTACTCAGGTGGTGGCGGTGGTGGCGCAGGTCCAGGCGGCAACGGTGGGGCAGGCGGTACGAACGCAGGCAATGGAGACGGCGGGTTTATGTCAAACAACGGAGTTGCCAACAGGGGCGGCGGTGGTGGCGCAGGTCAGTATGCTGGCGCAAGCGGCGGCTCAGGTCAAGTCGTCATCCGCTATTTGACGAGCAACGCAACGGGTTTGACAGTGACGGCATCAGGCGGCACATCATCCACCAGCGGTTCTTACACGGTCTGGACATTCAACTCGTCGGGAAGCATCACGGTGGCATAATGGCACACTTCGCAAAGATTGAGAACGGTGTAGTCCGTGAAGTAATCGTCGTGGGCAACGAGCAAGCACCGACTGAAGCCGCAGGCAAAGCATTCATTGCCTCCATCGGCTTGTCGGGTGAATGGGTGCAGACCTCGTACAACAACAATGCGATTGAAGGTCAAGACCGAGGAAAGTACGCAGGCATCGGTGATGTGTGGAACGGTTCGCAGTTCGTTTCGCCGTCAAGTGAGGTGGCGGAATGACTCGTTCGTATCTCGGCTATGTTTCTTCGCAGACAACGGACACGGTGGCGGTTGACATCCCCTACGGCGTAGCGACAGGCGGGTCAGGTGGCGGTGGTGCTGGCGTGCCGATAACCGTTGGCACTCAGAACTACACGCTGCTCACCTTCACGGGTGACGGCACGCTGACGGTGACGAAGGCTGGTCTGTTTGATGTGCTGCTGGTGAGCGGCGGCGGTGCTGGCGGTTCGTCTGCCGACCTTGATAGAAGTTACAGCACCATCTCTTTCGGTGGCGGCGGTGGCGGCGGTGGTGGCATTAGTACGCAGACGATTTACCTAGACGCTAATCAAGCCATCTCCATCGGCGGCGGTGGTAGCGCAATAGTAGGCAATCAAGTATCTCCCACCAACGGCTCATCAAGCGCAATCGGAAACACCTTTGGCAGTCCGTCTGTCGCAGGCGGCGGTGTTGGCGGTTGGGCGCACAACGAAGGAGGATATGCAAGTCGTGGCGCACCGAGCCTCGGCGGTTGCGGTGGCGGCGGTGGCAGTTGGAATGCGCTTGGGGGTGCGGCGGCTATGGCTCCCAACATTAGCGGCTATGCTGGCGGCAACGGCGTAGAGGCAAGCAGAGGCGCAGGCGGTGGCGGTGGCGGTGGCGCAGTTGGCACCAACGGCTCAGGAACAAACGGTGGTGCTGGCGGAACAGGCTACGACGCTTCAACATTCAGGGGCGAGAGCGCAGGCACGACACGCTACGCAGGTGGAGGCGGTGGCAGCGGGTACACGGGTGCGAGTGGCGGTAGCGGTGGTGGCGGCGCAGGGGCTTCAGCATCATCGCCAGGAAGTGGTGCTACTGGAACGGCAGGCTCAACGAACACAGGCGGCGGTGGCGGTGGCGGCAAGTTTATTGGCACTGGCGGTTCCACCACTAGTTTTATCGGCGGCAACGGTGGCTCTGGCATCGTGCTAGTTAGGTTCAAGGTCTGACGATGGCGCACTTTGCTTGGCTAGACGCAAACAGCACCGTGTATCAGGTGTCGGTGGTGGACAATGTGAACCTGCTGGATGAGAACGGTGACGAGAGCGAAGCGGTGGGCATCGCCTACCTGACGAGCGTTCACGGCGAAGGCAAGACTTGGAAGCAGACTTCGTACAATACGCAGTATGTGTACGAGTGCCAATACGACGACAGCGAGCCGCCGCAGGTCATCGGCGCAACTATCGTCGGCAGTACCCACACGCAGGGCGGCACACCGTTCCGTGGCAAGTACGCAGGCATAGGGGATACCTATGATGCGGTGAACGATGTGTTCGTATCACCGACGATTGAAAGCGACGAGTAGTAAATACTTTAACTGCTATCATAGGTGTCTATGCCGCGTCGTAGACCAGGACTTCCAAGCGGTTATAATTTAACTGAGCGCCTTGAAGAAGGCACGTCAGAAATATATAAGCGCGAAGAAAAAAGAAAAGAACAATTATTAGGAACTCGCATTGTTGGTGGTGCAGCACTAGACGAAGAGGGTAAACCGCTGGTTGATGACAACAAACCAGTACAAGACATAGACACGTCTCTTTTTAACACCGTCACTGTTGCACAAATAGCAAACAAACCTGATAATCCTGCAAACTACGGTCAGGGTCCAGCGGGAAGCACCAGGCTGTGTTCGCACAAATTTATAATTGACCAACCAATGTTTGATTTGTACGGAGCCAAAATTGGGTATATTCTTGTTAGATTTCACAAAAATGGCAGGCGCGGTCCAGATTGGGTATACGGGCCAGTTGATGTGGCTATTTATCAGCAATTTGCCGCAAGCAACTCAAAGGGACATTTCATTAATACGACGCTAAACGGGTACGGCTACCGCCCAGCAAACGAGACGTCTTTTGCCGACCAGTTTTATGATTTCCCAGCAAACAGCGGAACGGACGCCGCTGGCATTAGGCTGTAGCCGATGAAAAAAATAGTTGGATATGGTATTTTTTGGATGTTTATTGTGTCGTTTACGTTGTGGTGGTGGGCGCTTATCACGTGGCAGATGTGGATGTTGATTGGGTGCACTACCATTTCAATTGTTTGTGGTTCTTATGTTTTTAAAGATACTTTAAACCTTGTTCAAGGAATTGGATTTGTTTATTGGATTACCCGTGATAATCATAGAGGTTTTTCATTCTCTATTGCGTTCATGCGGGAAACTGATTTCCCGTGGCGCACGGGTCGCGGGTTTCAAATTGGAATTGGCAAATATTCGTTTCAAATGGGGTTTTGTAAAGGTCATAAATTTATTAATGAAACCGAAGGTTTGATGCGTGCTGTCAAAGGAAGGCGTCTTCACTATCAACCAAAGGAGATACGCAAATGGCTTTAGGTATTTGGCGCAAGCAAAAAGACTCAGGCAATATTCCCGTCCGCATTACACGGCTGGACAAACAATCGTTGTTGGATTGGTATAACACAACCATAATGGAATTGGGGGCGGCGTTTGACCGCTATCGCTACCAAGGCTCTTCGTTGGACCAACTTGACGAATTGGTAGAAATTTTAAACAACTTGCACAGGGAAGTTGGTTCTCGTGAGCGAAACAACCACTGATTTTGAAAATGAGGTTCCCGACATTGAGGAACTGTCCCCAGAACTTGACGAAGCCTCTGAGGAATTTGTAGACCAATTAGTCAAAAAGTTGATTGTATTCACCGAAGAGTTTTGTGACATTGAGTTTTTCCCGTATCAAGTTCCGATTGCCTACCGTATAATTGAATCAATTGTTTTGGGTGATGGCGACGAAGTTACGGTGATTGGCTGTCGCCAGTCTGGAAAATCTGAGGTTTTGTCTGGTGTAATGGCATCAATGATGGTCATTCTTCCTAAATTGGCTCCCGTATACCCAATGTGGTTGGACAAGTTTGACAGGGGTTTTTGGTGCGGCGTATTTGCTCCAACAGAAGACCAAGCAGACACCGTATTTAGTCGTATTGTTACAAAATTAACCAGTGAACATGCTTTAAACTTTCTTCTTGACCCTGAAATTGACGACAAAGCGGCGTCGGGCGGCGCTCGTGGAAAAGGGAAAATTATAACTTTAAAAAATGCTGGGTCGTTGTGCCGTATGCAAACCTGCAATCCCAAGGCCAAAATTGAATCAAAAACCTACCACTTTGTGTTGGTAGATGAGTGTCAACAAGCGGATGAATTTGTCATTACAAAATCAATTAAACCAATGTTGGCGTTCAACAACGGTACTATTTGTTTGACTGGAACGGCTTCCAGAAATAAATCTTATTTTTACAAAATGATTCAGTTCAACAAGCGAAGAAATGCAAACGGTGGCAGACGCAGCCGACAGTCTCATTTTGAATATGATTGGCACGTTGCCTCTAAATACAACAAAAATTATGGAAAATTTATCTCCAAAGAAAGAATTCGTATTGGTGAAGATTCTGACGAATTTCAAATGTCATATTGTAATAGGTGGATTCTTGAAAAGGGAATGTTTGTTACCGAAGAGCGTTTACAACGATTGTACGACGTTTCTATGCCGATAGTAAAAGAGTGGTGGCGAAGCCCGCTGGTTGCTGGAATTGATGTTGCCCGTTCTACAGACTCAACAGTGGTGACTGTTGTATGGGTTGATTGGAAGCATCCAGATTCTTTTGGTTTTTACGAACACCGCATTCTCAATTGGTTAGAAATTAATAATCAAGAGTGGGAACAACAGTATTTTGAAATTGTTGATTTTTTACGTCATTATGAGATACTGCGTGTTGGGGTAGATTCACAGGGTGTTGGCGGCGCGGTGGCGGAACGTTTACAACTATTGTTACCAGACATAGAGGTCATTGCCATGAGTTCAGACTCCAAGGCTCAACATGAACGATGGGTTCATTTGACAGAACTTATTCAACGTGACCAGTTGGTGATACCAGCCCACGCTAAAACACGAAGAACACGTAGTTGGAAGAAGTTTGCTCAACAAATGTCCGACCTTGAAAAAGTTTACAAAGGTCCATATCTGCTTGCGTCCGCGCCCGATGAAAAGGGGGCGTTTGACGACTATCCAGATTCGTTGTCTTTGGCTTGTGCAATGACAGTACATGATACAATGCCAGAGATTCAAGTTGGAATTTCTCCGTTTTATCGGTAAAACGTATTTGAAAGTGGTAGAGTATAAGTAGTAAACATCCACCCTTGGAGGATATACAGATGCAAGACCAGACCAGTAATATGTCAGTTGCTCCACAGAATCCCTATCCTGAAAGTGGTCGTAGGGAAATCATGTTCCAGCGCACTATGGCTCCTGGCATACCGATGAACAAAGGACCTCTTCGTTTTGAAGAGGGCGTTGCAACCGATACCGACGTCCCGAACGACTTTTCAATTGGCGCATACTATGACACCGCACCGTCACCAATGCGTCAAAACCATAACAACCCTGAAATGTTTTACAAACACCCTGAAGACACCATGCGTGAGAGGGCGCATGTTGGCTCTGCTTCGTGGGTTGAGGCTCCTGCCCTCCTTCAAGATTTTGTGACTGGTGCAATGGCTGGCGATGGCATGCCAACTTTTGAGGTTGAAATGAACAGTGGCTCCCACATGAATAGGCCAAATCCAACAGTTGTTTCTGACTGATTACTGTAGTTAGGCATTTGTCGTGTCTTCCTACAAGCATTCACCAGCGGGAAGAAGTGCTGACCCACGAAAAGTCATCATTCCCCTAACCACTTCTTTGTCTGGTATTCCCATTTCTGGGTCGTATCAAGGTGGTGGTTTGTACGACTTTTCGGCAATGAAGAAGGCTCGCTGGTCTGAATTTTACGGAACTCAACACTCTCACAAGAATCTTGGGTACGATTATAATTTTAAAAACAGGTTTACCAAAAACGACAGCGGTAGACGTATTGGTTTTATCGGTGGCGGATACCAATCCGCTCGTCGTGAATCCAGCAGTGCTAAAGCCCTTCAGGAGCCAACCGACGTTTTTAAAGCACATCGCATTTTTACAAAAATAAAAGGTGCTGGAGTTGCCCCACGAATCCGTTTTATTGATACCGCCCGTATGCGTTCACGAGCAATCAACGTGTACAATAAGGCAAATCCACAAAATATTAATGAACTTGACCTCCAACGAAAATTAGATTATCTAGAAATAAAACAATTGCGCGGCGAGGCGTTTGGACCGAAAAACCGTGGTATTGGATTTGGTAGGTTGGCATGAACGAATCGTGGGTTGCAATTATGGTTGCAAGTATTCCAGTCATTGGGGCTGGTATTGGGTGGTTGATTAAGTATGTTTTGGATTTTCGTAAAG